ATTTTAGGTATATGTGAACCAGGTTCAAACGAAATTGATGTATCAGGGGTTGCTAAATTGTCTGAAACTGACAATCTCGACGATTCTTTCTTCGAATTTACAGAAATAGAATTGAATGACATAAACTCAGTGTCCAACAATCAAAAACAAGGTGTAATTGAATTTATTGATTGTGACAACATCCGACTTCCTGTTAATAACAGTAATTTACTCCAACAAGCTCAAAACTTGGACCCGAACGCAACTGTCGAACAACAATTAGCTGAGATAGAACGTATTTTGGATTCCATACCACAACAATTTTCTCAAACAGGTTTTGGTGGTGTGGGATTTGATTTGTCGAACCCTTTTAATGAGAGTCTCTTAAAAAAAATATTCTTAGCACTTGTATCGTCTGTTTTGTCCCCAAAAGTTCTATTACCTATTCCTGTATTTAGTCAATACTTGAACAATCAAGTAGTCGGATTTGCAAATCAATTAATTACTTCAGGTAACAGTATTATTTCTTCGGGAAATACCCTGATAAACTCGGCAAACACAATAAATCAACTTGTGTCCCCCCTTATTGCGGATGGAGTAGATTTTATCAAACGTAATAGAAAGTTTGTGTTTAGAGTTGTTGGTAGGATTGCCAACCGTTTTTTGGAACTTCTTTTCAATCTTCTCAAAAAGAACTTATTATTACTTCTAAGAAATATTCTTCGGGACATTGCCAAGACAACTAAGTCAGCACAACTAAAGGCAATTAACAGTATATTAGACTATGCCGAACCCTTATTACAAGGTTTTATAAATTACCGAGAATGTAAGTCCCTTATCAAACAAATTCAAAGAGTTCTTAGTTTGATTGCCGGAAATCCACGACTCCCAAATCCTTTGTCCGATGCGCTATTGTTTTTGACGGAGTTTCTTCCGGGTGTTTCACCAGAGAAAGGTATTCTTAATACTATTGAATACATGCAAGCCTACGGACTAAAAACAGGTACATTACCCGATGGAAGTCCAAATAGAATGGTGAGGTTTACGGACGCTCTTCAAAGAGGGGGATATGATGAATTTACACGTAATGGAAAAGTGGAAGGAACCGCAATTGTACCACCTTTAACGGGGGGAGTAATAAAAGTTTTTGCAAAAGGAAAGTAATGACACAAGAAGAATTAAAGGTAATGGTAGAAGTTGCCAAAGATGTTAAAAATGTCCCTAATAATAGATTGGAACAGACCATGGACAAGTTAGCCGAAGAATTTGAAACTACCAAACAAAATATTTTAGGTTTAAGCTTATACTTGGACAAAGTAGAGGAACTTTATAATACAATCCTTAAAGAATATCAAAACAGAAATGCAGTCTAGAATTTGGTTTTACGCTGTGGTTGTTGACAACCAAGACCCACTTAACTTAGGTAGGGTAAGAGCTCAAGTGCTTACAGATGATATTTCTGCAATTCAAAAGAGTTATCAAGGTTTTGGTCCACAAGATTATTGGACGGACAAGGACCCTTTCGTATTTAATTCTCTTTTACCACTTTATATTTGGGCAGTCCCGAAAGTAGATGAATTAGTTCAAATATATTATCACGAACCAAATGGTGCTCAGTTCTTGAACGCATATTACATTCAAGGACCGTTTAACCGAATTCAGAATATAGTCCAAGAAAATTTCAACGAGTCTCAAAAATATACCGACATTTCGGGTGTTCAAATAATTGGTGCTAAAAATTTGAGAAATCCCGATGGAACTTACAAAAACCCTGACCCCAATGGAGTATTTCCTGACCCTGGAGATGTTGCTATTTTGGGTCGTGGGTCAACGGACGTTGTTCTCAAGGAAAATGAAGTGTTACTGAGGGCGGGAAAATACAATGGGGAATTAATTTCTGACAGAGACCCTGTAGGAAATAAAAACCGAGCCTTTATTCAACTTAGTAAATTTCAAACAAAAACAACTGTTGGGGGTACTGTAAAACAAGCAGAGGCAAAAATACAGAATGTACAGGTTAATTACCTTATTGAGTATGAAATTGTTAATCCCGAAAACACATTCGATTTATTCAATGGGAGTGTAAGACTCTATAAACTTTTACCGAATAGAATTACAACATCTCAGAACTTGAAAGTTGACACAAATGTTGAGGATTATAAGTTTATTAGAGCTTCTCAGACCTTTACTATGTTGTCATTGGACAATGTTATCAAATACATAAATAACTTCGTTAGTGAGTGTAATTCGAAGTTGAAAACTGGTGAAGGTACAATCTTGTTTAATGTATTGGATGAAAAATTCCCAATTTTTTACAGACCATCTCTCAACTTCTATCAAACAATGCAAACCACAGGTCTTACTGTGGTTAGACAAAACCTTACCAAGGTTTTTTCAAGTATCAAATTGATTCCAACAGATAAAATTGGGGGTTATGGACTAATTTATCAACAAGATAGGGTTGGAGACCCCGTGCAGTTCAAACCAAAAAGTTTCAGAAAAATTGAAACTAACTCACTTCCTGAAACCTATGGTGCCATGGCAGCCCAACACGTCTTTCTTTTATCACAACTTTCACAAATACCTGGTAAGGCAAAAATTAATTTCGACAACAATTTGTATGGGATTGATGAACAAACCTTCGCTCTCCAAATCATGCCAAATACATCGAGTTCAGTAAGGGGTGAAGAACTCCTTGAACTCCTTAATGTTATAGTTAGATTTTTAGTTTCACACACCCACGGATTTCCTGGTGAACCCCCCATTTCTATTACTGAAGACGGCTCTTCCGTTCAAAATTTAGTCCAACAACTAAATGACGCCTACCAAAAAGTATTGAATCAATATATTCGTTTGAATTGATATTTATAAAGAAAAACTAAATGTCAATTTATAGGTCTTATTTTAGTCGAAACAATACTTTAATTTCGAATTTGTATACAAATACAGGCAGAAACCCTGTCGTAGAGTTGAACTTTGGTAGTTCGAACTTAATTGTTCCAAACTTTGGATTCACGAGATTTATTTTCGATTTGGACTTAATTGGTCTTGAAGAAATGATTGCTGATAAGGTCATTTCAACGGGATGTACAACAGGAATGACACATACATTGATGATGACCAACACATCATCATTTGACGACGACCTGCTCAACACAAGTATGAGTAACGGAAGAAAAAGAGCCACATCATTTGATTTGATACTTTTCAGAATTCCGAAATTTTCGGGAACAACAGGTGAACCACAATTTTGGGATGAGGGTGTAGGATATGACTACAATGATTTTGGAACCACCAAGAACGGATTGTCAGGACAACTAAGTGCCTTGGAACAATTCAATGACAAAATGTTTTCATTAAGACCATCCAACTGGTATCAAACAACAACCGTCAAAAATTGGTCCTACCCTGGTATCTACGATAATAGAAACAATCAACTGTCCATTACAGGGTTAAACTATTCTGCACTGACAATAGTTGATGAACAACACTTTGAATTGGGTAACGAAGACATTCAGTTCGATATGACCAACGAAATCAACGGAATACTTAACGGTTCGATTACAGGTGTTACAGGATGGGGAATTGCCTACAAACCCGATATTGAAAATATCACAGGATTAACAGACTCCTACTCCGTAGGATTTTTTGGAAAATACACCCAAACCTTCTACCAACCTTATCTTCTTACCGACTACAATGATTTGATTCAAGATGACAGAAACGTATTTTTGAAAAATCAAACTAACAAACTTTATTTGTATGTTTACCAAAACGGTGACTTCGCCAATTTAGATAATCTACCTGGTGTTAATATCGAAGACCAAAATGGTGATGTTGTAACGGGGGGTTCGGGACTTACAACGTGTCAGGTTACAAAAGGTGTTTATGAAGTGACAGTACCTAATATATTCACCGCTCAACCAGTACCTTGTTTATTCTATGATGTGTGGACAGGATTGACAATCAATGGTCAATCACTTCCTAATGTACAAAATCAGTTTATACTTCAAGCCTATACAGCTGGTATCAACATCGGAAGCCTTTCAAGAGAACCTGAAAAATTCGGATTTAGTTTCTACGGAATTCTTCAAAACGAAAAAATCCTTAACACCGAAATTCGAAAAGTGGGGGTAGTTGCTAAAAAACAATGGACGGCACAAACCCTACTTCAAAACATCGACATATATTACCGAGTGTATGTAATGGAGGGGACCACAGAGGTGCAGGTCCAAAATTGGACACCTGTAAACAGAACACCTAATGAATATTATTTCATCTTCGATATGAGAGATAAAATACCTAATGAGTATTTTGTTGATATTCGAGTTAATACTAGCGGGGAGAAAGATATTTATAAAGACACATTACAATTCCAAATAGTTAACAAAAAATGAAAATCGTAAAATTAACTGAGACGGACATTCAAAGAATAGTACGTAAAGCAATCATTGAGGCAGAACACGAGAACAATAGATATATGTTCTTCAGTAATCTTGAACAAATCAAAAGACAAGCAGAATTGCTTTTAGAGTTGGACGATGACATGATTCATCAAATTTTAGAAAATGGACATGATTGGGCTGATGACCACATCACAGTTGCCAAGGAAAATTTGGACCAAGTTTTTGATTTTTTGATGAACGAAACTCAGGATTCTGACGATGATATGGTAATGATGGATGACCTCACGGTGGTGGAGGGAAGAAAAAAAACAGGCACTAAGTTATGCGCACGAGGAAAAGCATCCGCAAAGGCTAAATACGATGTCTACCCTAGTGCATATAGTAATGGTCATGCCGTTCAGGTGTGTAAAGGAAAAATCAAAGGACTTGATGGAAAAAAAAGGTGTTCACCACCTTATTGTTAAAGATTAAAAGAGATTTAATGTCTCTTTTTTTGTTTTCTTATGTTTATCCGTATATTTATTAGTATAAACAATGTAGTAAATGTGGTATTATAAAATCTGAAGAAGAATTTTACAAATCACAAAGGGGTAGTAAATGTAAGAAATGTTTTTTAATTGAGACGAGAGACTACAAAAGAAATCTAAGATTAAACCCTGAACACCGAAGAAGTGAGGGTGAAAAACAAAAAGAACGAAGAGTTAGACTTTGGCAAAACACCTTAATACACGATTCAAAAAATCGGAAATTGGAAAATACCCTAACGGTTCAGGATATTAACGAAATGTTTTCCAAACAAAATGGATTATGTTATTGGTTCAAAATTCCTTTGATACCCTCAAAAGATAAGAAACACCCTCAACAACCCTCATTGGATAGGTTAGATACGAGTAAAGGTTATACTAAAGACAATGTTGTGTTGTCTTGTTACGCGGCGAATATAGGGCGAAACGAAAACAATTTAGATACTTGGAAAAAGTTTTTGGACATGTTGTTAATTTGAATTTTTTGTTTTACCTTTGTCGTCCAAGATGATGGTAATGAAAAATTTGAATCACACTTTTCGTCGGTTTTTACAAAAACAGACACTCAAATTGTTTCGGTATTTGAATACCGAACAAGAAAAATCAATCTACGAAAGAGATTGTATTGCAATTTGTAAAAAATTTATTTATCAATCTGATTCCATCATGTTGTTGACACCAATAACAGGTAAAAGGTATATCAGAAATGAAAAAAACGAAATCTTTATTATTTTAGATTCACATAGAGTCAAAATTATAAATCACGTGTACGCTTATGACGTTTTGATGAATGATAGGTCATGGAATCAAATCGTTAGATTATTTGATAACGAAGTAGAAAAACGTAGAGAAGAATTTGAAAAACAGATAACATCAAATATTAAGAGCTCACTTCAAAAAATAATTCACGAAAAATGAAACACCCTTTCTACACCCTCTATTATACAGGATTAGCCTTTTTGGTTTTCTTTTTACTTTTTAGTGGATTATTGATTTCCAATCTTTCTAATATCATTGACCTTATACCAAAAGACAAAACGCCTAAGATTCAAACAAATGTTATATTAAATCCTATGGTGTTGAAAACTCCAACACCTAAACCATTTGTTGAGTTGAATAGTCCCAAAGTAGAAAAAAAAGAGATTACTGAAACTGAAAAACCAAAATTGAACACTGATAGTATTCGAAATAACATGAATAGTGAAACACCTAATACTGTAAACAACTTAGATACTACTCAAAAGAGTGGAGATACTACCTTATAGATTCTTTGAGAACTTTTTGAATCAAGTCCCTTAACCCTTCATTTTTTTTCTTGGGTTTGTAAGAAGTCATTGTTGGTTTATTACCTTTCCCGACTTTGGGGTCCTTTTTTTCCGCGGCTCTTTTTTGTGCACAAGCGGCTTTCTTTTGTGCATCAGTCATTCTAGAAGCAACTCCCGCAGCACGACATTTGGGATAACCTTTTGATTCACCCTCAGGTCTTCCACAAGGGGGATGTCCACCACCCTCTTTTTTTCTACAGATGTTTACCCAAGGACCTTTAGGTTGTTTACTTCCTTTCGGTTTTTTCTTGGTACCAAACCAAACTGCTAAGTCTTCTTTCAGAATATCCTCTTTGAAAATTTTTTTTCTCATCGCATCTACTTTTTTTACATTTTTTTTAGTTTGATTTTCATCCTTGGCAATTTGTTGTCTTGTTTTTTTTATTTCACCATCATATGAGTCAAACGCAGTTCCATTATTGACATATCCCGAAACTTTTTCGGTGTATGGCTTAAGTTGTTCATCCTTCCAAATTCGTGGGGTAATATTCAATTTACCTTTGAATGCACCATCACTTGAGGAAGTGGTACTCTCGTTGATTTTTTTATTCATACTCTTATTATTTAATAAATATTTTGAAGATATGCAATCACAACAGTCAATTCCACTTTTTGATAGAATAGATATTCTAAATTCTGAAGATTTTGAAAATTTCGTTGATAATCTCAATGAAGAACAATCAATCTTTATTATAAAAATTGCCTTGGAGAAGGCGTATACAAATGGAATTTACTCTTTGAGTGAATCTGAATTACTTTCCAAGTCTCTGAGATTATTTTCGAAAACAAAAAAACCTCAGGAAAAGAAAACAAAATAAAAAAGGGGACCGAAGTCCCCTTTCTTTTTGGTAATCGAGATATTATCTCAATTCTCTTAAGTCGAATGTTCTTACACCATCAACTGTGATACGTCCGTAGAAACGGTTGTTCACCACCTTCTTAGCGTATCTGGTCATGATACCCTTGATTGGTGTGAAGTTGAATGGGTTGTACATTGTTGGAGTGAGTTGTAAAGGTACATACGGTGCGTAGATGTAACCTGTATCAAGTAACGAAGTACCCTTGTGTCCTAACAAAACTTGGTTTGCTGGGAAGTATGGGTCACGGTAAACTTGATATCTACCTGCCAATGTTCCAACTCTCTCAATACCCATGTTGTATTGGTCTTGCTCAGGAGCTGCGTTTGATACGTGGAAGTACTCCAAGTCATCAAAGATTGCAGATACCTCAGAAGATACAACAATCCAGTTTGCTCCACCTCTTAAAGTAGATTTGTGGATTTGTGCTGAGATTTGGTTGATTGCTGTGATAAGAGTTTGGTTCCAGTCCTTTTGAGTGTAAGGAGTAGTACCAGCAGAGAATCTCTTCCATCCGTTGTAGTCCCAACGAAGGTTCCAAGATGCTGCTTTTCTCAAATCTCTTAAGATTTCACGGTCAATTTCCGCAGCTACTTGTTCTGACAATAAAGCTGTCAATTCAGCTTCAGCGTCGATGTTGTGGAACGCAGCTACGTCCTGAGCCATTTCAGGTGACCATTGAGCTCTAAGTTTTCTTTCAGTAACCGAAACAGTCACAGACTGAAGGTCAAAAGAAACTTCACCAATTTTATCTTCGAATTCGAGATTCTTGTAGATTCTGTAAGTCGCTAAGAACGCGTTGTTAGTAGCCGTAGAAGAAGAGAACGTTGAACCCGTGTACCCGTCAAGTGATGAATCACCACAAGAAATACAAACAGGAACTTGAAGGTCAACTTCGAGGTAAATTTTACCTTCAGCGTCACAAACATCATAGTAAGAACCACCGTCAGTTAAACTATTTGGGAATGCTAGAGTTTCGTTCTGACCGTATTGAACAATACCTTTACCGTATCTTTGAGTAACAACTCTGAACAAGTAGTTGTTGTTTACATTAGCAGCGGTATTTACGTTTCCAGCAACACCTCTAATTTGAAGGTCCGTCAAAAACTCTTCGGTATCCATTGGTTGACCGTTAGGTCCAATCAATTGACCCGCACCAGCAGATGCAAAACCTGATAAAAGAATAAGTACTTTTCTGTAGTTGTCCTCGCCGTAACCTGAAACTATTAATTCAGAACCTGCCCATACAACAGTAGCAACACCCCCTGTAGCACCAGCAGTAACACCAGGTGTAATAGCTGAGAATGAACCTTTAGAGTAGTCGTAAAGACCTGGTGGGTCCAAAGCGGGTTCGTTACCTTCGTAGAATCTATCGTAAAGGTCTTTTTGAGTGTTATAGTCGTATCCACTAGTTGGAGTTTGACCCGCAGCTGCGTTAGGCGCTCCAAAAGGTGCCCAGTGCTCGTTATCATTTGCCCCAGTGTATGACTGAATGTTTGGTACAAAGTAGAACAACTTACCGATAGGAAGGTTCATTGCTTGTACAGAAACGATGTCGTTAGCCAAAAGTTTAGAGAATACTCTTCTTACGATTGGGAAAACAACAGTTTCGAATGAACCTGTATCTGCAGTTGATGCTGCTTCGTTAATGAGATATGACGCTTGGTTTTCATACAACTGAGCGATGTTCTCTTTAAGGTGTCCATTAAGTCCCTCGAGGAAACCTAACTTGTCCCATTTGTTGATTGTATCTTCTTTGATAACCTTAAGGTGCTTAAGACCGATGTTACCAACAAGACCACTTTCTAATAATGCTCCCATTTTTAATTTTTGTTTAAGGAATTTTATTTTTTTTTACATCTTAGACATCAAGTCCTTAATTCTCATGAATTGAGGATTCTCATAAGTCTTAGATTCTATCAAAGTTGCAGATGAACCCGAAGTTTTATTCGTGTTCAATTGTCTTTCAACACTTTCAGAAATGTTTTTTGTTTCAACAGTTGAAAGTTCATCCTTGACAGTTTTATAGAGTTGTTTTGATTCTTTCAAACTTTCTACAGAATCAAATCTTCTCAATATATTGATTTTTTCTTTCTTGGTAGTGGAGTGTTCAGTAAACAATCTTGTTGCATATGCAAGATTCGAGTTAAAAACAGCAACTTCGTTGAGTTTCTCTCTAAAAACGTTAAGTGCTTTTCTGTACTCTTCGTTCTTTTCTCTTAACATTTTTAATTCTACATCGATTGATTCTACTTTTACACCATTATTACCATAAACATAATTTCTATTGTTTGTGATACCTTTTCTCAATCCTCTACCTTCTTTCGAACCCATACCATAAGTTCTAGCAGCTTCTTTCGTTTCTTCTTTGGTTTCGTAGTCTTTCTTGCCAGGATGTGTCTTTGACTTATCACCTTTGTTACCACCAAATTTTCCTTCGTAGTCTTTGTAGTGTCCGTCTTTGTCACCAGCTTTCTTCTCCACACCTTTTACATCCTTACGTTTGTACTCGTGCTTGTTAGAGCCGAAATTTTTATCCTTGCCTTCTTCCATTTCACCTTCCTTGAACTCGAACTTAGCTTTACCAGTTCCCATCGCTTTAGGTCCAGCCTTTTTATGGTCGTTAAACCCTTTCTTAGGTAAAGTACTATCGTACTTAAACTTAGGGTGACCCATTCCAACGCCTTTTGGTTTTACAGTCATTTTAGCTTCGGTGAGGTCATAATCTTCAGAATCAGAACCCTCTTCAAGCTCTTCTTCCATATCTTCCTCGTCCATTTCTATCTCATACATAACTTCTTCATCCATGTCATCTTCGTCTTCTTCTTCTGACATTGAATCTCTTTTGTAGAGTGAATCCAAAACAGCATTAAGGTCAGCATCTTCCTGAACATCAAGTTCAGCAAAATCCATCTCTTCATCTATTTCTTCTTCCATCTCTTCATCCATTTCTTCCATCATATCATCCTCTTCATCCATTTCAGATTCATCAAGTTTTACGATGTATTCAACGTCTTCGTTTTCGTCGGTGATGTGAACTTCGTTATCATCTTTTACCACAATGATACCATCTTCAGGTCCCATTGCTTTGAAAGCTTTAACAACTTCTTCATCAGACATAGTCGTCATGTCGACAGTTTCTTCGGAGTCATCGAAATCCATTTCCAATTCATCCTCCATATTATCCATGTCGTCTTCAATGTCCATATCGGGCATTTCCAACTCCATATCCATTTCAACCTCATCTTCCTCTTGTTCAGAAAGAGATTCCTTTACTAATTGACTGATTTCTTCCTTCATTGTAGAAGCAAGTATTCCTTTTGCGTTTTCGGCAATTACCTCCTCAACATTTTTCATTTGAATGAGCGCCTCTTCAACTAAATTTTTAGTTTCTTGCATGTAAATTGTGTTTAATTTACCTTATAAATAGTTTCTTAAAATAAAAAATCCCGTTTCTAACCCCCCATTCCAAAAAAAGGTTAGATACGGGACAAAAAAAAGGTGGGAAACCCCACCTTATAATTAATCGATTACTTCATCGATTTTGCTTTCTACCACTGAGACTATTCTCCAATCGTGTTGAAACCCTGTATATTTTTTGGTTACTTTCGCCTCAACGTCTGTGACTGAGAAACCGTTTACAAGTTTTTCTTCTCTGATTTTCTTGACTCTGCCTGTGTTTTCATCGGGAAGGTCATATACAATCTTAGCTACAAAGAATTTTTCATCCATAATAAATTAAATTAAAAATTAACGACTTAAATAATCGGTTAATTTTTTCATTAAATCAACAGACGCGCCCATTCCAGAGTCAGAAATTTTTTGTTTTCTTTCTTCATCGAGGTTTTCTTCGTACATGCTTCTCTCTTCGGGTTCGTTAAATAGGTAAGCACCAGGGGTTGAGGGTGAAGAAACCAAGTCGAAACAGATGAGTTCAAAGTCATCTTGTACCTCATTTTGTTCTCCGACTTTTTTAAGTGACCCAACACCACGAGAGGATACACCCATGGTTACACCTTGTCTCATAAGGTTAGCCGCAATGTCACCTTTGGTTGAAACTATTCCACTTTCGTGAAACCCTGGTGAGGTGAGTAATTTCAATTTACCCATCAAAATGTGCCCATCCCACCAAATGTCGGTGATGATGTGTGCTACACGGTCCAAATCAATTAATGAAGATTCAGGGTGGTTTAGTTCAGATGTTGATAAACCTTTTTTGATTGCGGTCTTGTATCTGTCAGCTTCTCTTTTGAGAATTTTTTCAGGGTAGACTCTGCCGTTTCTATTTGGTACACCATATTTTTGGAGTACGGCATAAAATTCAAATGGATTTCTATAATCCAATTCTTTTCTTTCTCTAAGTACTTCTTCGTTAAGAGGGTCTTTAGGGGAAACAAACCCCGCGTCCATCTCTATTAGAATACCCTTACCACTTTCTCGAGGACCAAGAATACGTAAATCTTTCATTATAATCTTTTAAGATAAATATAATGTTAGTCCGTAGTTTTTATTTTTTCTTTTTCTTTGGTTAGAGTAAATGTGAAATAATCATTTTTTATGACACAATCTTTGTAAATTTCTCGGATGATTTTTTTGATACTTTTTTTGAGTCGTGAACCTTTGAAATCAATGTCTATTGTTGTGTATAGATTTATTTCCAAATTCATGAACGATTTTTTGTTAATTTGAATGCCGCTTGTTCTAAGGTCCAAGTCCACGATGAACTTATCAGAAAACATTTCTCTATCGATACTTTCATAAACACTATGTTTGATATTTCTTGTGAGTTTCCCAACCACAGAATCCCAATTATCACTTTCTTTTTTAGGACAAACCCATGTTTGTAGATTTATGTACAGAGATTTCAAATCCTTTGAGTCGACTGTTCCGTATAATGTTTTAATTGATTCATATTGGCTAACTTTAACCGTTTTACCTTTTTTCATTAATATACTGATTGGTATCTTTTTATTTTATTAAAGAATAATAAACTTTTTTACCAATTCCAAATATTTCTATTATATGCTAATAGTTGAAGTAGACAAAAACATTGAAAAAGCACTGAAGATTCTAAAGTCAAAAGTTATCAAAACTCGACAGAATCAGAAATTAAATTCTAAGAAAGAATTTGTCAAAAAATCAGTTGCTAGACGTGCTCAAAAACTCAAAGCTAAGTACGTTGAAAAATTCAAGAATCAAGAAGAATAGATTCCTCTAATTTTTTCAACCTTACATAATTGATTTGGTCAAACTTTTCAGATTCAATTTTTTCTATTGTTTCTGTAATTTTTGATTTGATACTTGAATCTTCTTCTTTTGACAAAACATCTTTCAATTTAGAAACAGTCGACTCTTTGAGACTTTCGAACTCTGTTTCTAATTCTTCATTCTTGGATGCGATAACATGAAACAAATCTTTTTTGGTTGATTCGTCCAAGTTCTCGATGTAGTTATTGAGTGTTTTGTTTGCAATTGAAACCATTGACTTTAGTGAAATTTTTGGGGCTTCATTAACCCCTTTCTTTCCACTAATAAGTGTGTTGATAATTCTCTTTTTTGACTCGACTCTTTCTTTAATATCCACTTTGTCAAAGTATACCAAATTATCAATGTCCTCGTATAAATTTTTTCCTTGTTGACCGTTTTTCGGAAGGTTACTTGTCTTCAAAAAATGTCTGATAACAGTGAGTGATTCATCTAAGAATTCTCTGGCATCACTCTCAGATAAATTCTGAGGGGTAGAAAGGTCGTCATAGATTGAGTAAATCTTTGAAAAAGACTTATCTTTAAGTACATTGTGTTTGAACTCTTTGAGAGTTTTTCTGAAGGTAGAGGAATCTTTGTAGGATTCTACCAAATTTTTTTCGATGATTGATTTGATTTGTCCGAAGGTCATGTGGTCATATTTATTCACTAATAAATATTAGGAATTCAACAACTTGTCTAACTCTTCTTCTATTTTACCCAATTTTTGTTGAGCAACTCCCAAATTCAAATATTTGTTCCCATACAAATCATTCTCAATTAAGAGATTCATATCTTTGTTTTTTACCGATTCGGGTGTGATTTCCTCAGGAGCTGGTGGAGTTTCTTCACCCTCTAACGGTGGAGCTTCAGGTGCACCACCTGCCAACTCACCACCCAATTCAGGACCTCCCAAATCGAAACCTCCTCCACCGCCAAACGCAGCGGCTGCTGGTTCAGTAGTTTCACCTGGAGGGGCTTGTGGGGCACCTTCACCAGGTTTGTTTCCGTACAACGCATCTAATTGGTCAAATAATCCCGTTTTACTGATAACTGTAGGTGTATTCTTGAGTTCTTCACCGATTGCTCTCTCCATTCTTTGTTGTAGTAAATCTGTACGGATTTCATCATCCGACCAGTTAAATATGTGTTTCTTAGCCCACGTAGATGATGCTGGTTGAATTCCATTACCAGGGTCTGAAACCAAATCACGATAAAGTAAAACTTTTTCTTTCCAAATATCGACTTTCAATAAGTCGGCTTGAGTCGAAGGATTGGTAAGACCTAAGGTAAAGTTAGAAATTTCCTCTTCGAATCCCAACAAGAACAAATGAACAATAGCAATCTTGTTCAACTCCTGAATCATAGATTTCTGAATTCTGTTAATAGTTCTTACAAATCTAATGTCTTGGAGTGCTAAAGTTTTTCCATCACCCACAGTTTCCTCAAATCCCAAAAACGCTTTAGGAATTCTCAGTGCGGTAACCAATTTTTTCTGAATATATTCGATATCGGCAATCTCCGATAAGTTTTGTGCACCTGGTAAAGTGTCAATTGGACTCGGTTGTGCTGGGTCTCTTACCGGAATGAAATAATCTTGGTCAACCGCCATTTGGTTGAATCTCATATCAACATTACCCGTCTTAGAATCCACAATTTGTTCTCTTTTGAACTTGTTGGCAACACGCTGTACATAAGCCTCTACATCATCATCATTCATGTTTCCAACGTAAACCTTGAAGATTCTTCTTTCAGGAGCTCGAGATGTACGGTAGATTAACATCGCATCCTCGGACAACAAAAGTTGTTTCCAAATACGACGAGATTTCTCCAACATAGATGTGCCGTAAGGGAGTTTTCTGTCATCACCTAACAATCTAAAGTGGGCTATTTCCCAAGGTTGGAATTCCATGTTTTGTGTTTTCCAAGTAAATCGAAGACCTTTGTCGTCAGATTTATTTGGAACACCAACCGAAGCATTACGGGTAGATAACCCCTGCTCGTATCTTTCGATTTCGATGTTAGGAAGTTGTTGACAGCCGATGATACCCTTTTCAGGGTCTAATCTCATGTATACAAAATCATCACCGTACTTACAAGTGTTTCTAGTCCACATTGGTAAGTTAGTGTTGATATCCAAAGAATTGTAAAATAAATCCTCAAGAACTGATTTTATTCTTTTAGATTCAGAATAAATTTGAAGGATAGTACCGTCCTCGTTGGGGGTTGTACTTTCTTCGGCATAGATATCAAGTGCCGCAGAAATTTCGGGAGTATACTCCATCGACTCATAATCATAATATGATGCCAAACGGTTTGGCTCATAATAAATTGCTTGAGTGTATAGGTTGTTTTCAACTTTAGCAAATTGATTTGCTAAGTAAAAAGATTGTTTGGCTTGAAGCTTTTCTCTCTCGTATTCTGCCTTGTCGGTAGTTCTGAGAAGTTCTTTTTTATCTAACTTGTAAACAGGAAAATCCTGATTCATTAATGCGTCAGGACCCAAGGCTCTTGTTAACCTTTGCCAAACCGTTAGACTTCTATTATCCATTCTCGACTAAACTTAAAAAACTATAGTTTAATATAAATAGTTTTACCTTCCAAATAACCAACCGTACTTCTCATAATCATTTCTTGTTGCACTATAGTTTTTGAATTGATTCTGTCCACTAGGATTGGATATTGGAATTGCAGGGTTGAAATATTCAGATTTATCCTTGTTTTCCGTTACAACAGTAGACCAAGAATTCAACATTGCCTTTGTGTGGTTCACCACTTTTACTAAAGAAGGGAACGCAGCTTCGGCAACATACATTGCAATTGATATTGCCATAATACAGTCATCATGATGTCCTTTTTGGTGGTCAGGTCGGCCGTTTATGTATACAAAAGTACCCATTTCATTGACGAGTCTTGTAGACCTAATCTTGAAATCGTGTCTCATGGCCTCTTCAAAAGATGCAATAATTTGGACCCTTTTGTTGTTAAAATTTATACCAGGAATTTTTTCTTTTATCCTCGGGTCATATTTCCATTTATTTGCCATGTCTACCCCGTCGTAATAGAAATTTTCATACCCTAACTCTTGGAGTTTTCTTGATGTCGCAACACCCATACCTCCAGTCAAATCAGTAACACAAAGAGCATTATACATCATACCCCATTTATATGCGATTTCCGCTAAAGTGTCGGGCGGAATTTTTCCTACGAATTCCAAAACTTGTTCTCGTGCATCAAAATCGATTATTTCGATTGAAGAAAAATCTTCAGAATCTCCACGAGAGACATCAACACCCATTACATACTTGTGACCGTTTTCGGGCTCTTTCCAAATCCATAGTTGTCCACCCACAAGTTTAGCTTCGGGTTCTTTCACGTCATTTTTTTGTATGGTTTGAAGCATTTGAGAATCAAAGACGTTGTCTCCCGAGCCTAAGAAATTACATTCCAATTCTTGAGCAACTTTACGTTTGTCGTACTTCAATTTTTTTACCATACTTTCAAACCAAGAAGAACATGGTTTGTAGCCATCCTCAATGTATTTGTGTAGAGTTGTTAATTGACGCGTTTTTCTGTCCTCGTTTGATAAATCCAAAATAGCATCTTTGGGATATTCCTCTTTGTTCAACAAAAAATGAACGATATCAGAAGTTTTTACCATGTACAAGTCTTTTGTGTATCTTGGGTCTCGATACCAATACATTTCCGTGATTTTGAAATCATTCATCCCACGTAGTGATTGGTCGTAAATCTCATAGTAAATGGGGTCATATCCGTTTGGTGTTGAGATAACAACGACTTTACCACCAGTAGAAAGTGAGGCCATACAAGCCGCCCAGAAATCACTATCGGCTTCAATAAATGCCGCTTCGTCAAAAATCAAGGTTGTTGGTGTATAACCTCTGAGTGCGTCTTTTGAAGTTGCAACCGCCTTGACTTCACAACCATTAGACAATTTGAAGTGTCTAGCCGAGTTTTTTTCGGGTGCAAATCCTATACCAACCCAAGATGGCCATTGTTCGGTAAAACCACGAATTTTGTTTGCAAATTCAACTGAGGTGTCGAGTTTGTTTGCAATGATAAGAATTTTTTCAGGTTTTTCTTTTCTTGCAAAAGCTAATCGTTTACTCGCCCAAGCGGCGGTCACGGTAGACACACCAGCTTGTCTGTACTTTAAGGCAATATTTTCATTGTGTTCCTCATAATCCTCAACCAATTGGACTTGGTCTTGAAATAATTCCAAGGGAACATATCTCGAAACTGTGTTGTCGTAGGTTTGTAGATATGTTTTCAGGGCATAAGGAGTGCTTTTCATGCACTTCTTGTATTCAATAATGACTTGTTCTTTTGTCATAATTTCTTAGTCAGGTCGGGAAATTCCCAATCCTGCTAAGAAATCTAAACCATCTTCATCAGATTCTTCATCTGATTTGAAACTATCGTATTCCTCCTTGTTCTTTTTCGCAACTTTAATCAATTCCTTGAAGTCTTCTGTCGCTTTCGAATTTTTTGCCGTGTCTTCAGATATTGCGTTACCAATTATTTCTAAAAATTCCTCAGCAGGGAGTTTATAAAGTTCAATTTGAAACCAATTGATTAGACCTTTGTTGTCTTCATCATACATTTCATCCGGTAGGGAGAGTCTGATTTTTTCGACTATTTGTGGTCCAATTCTTAATGACCATGATTCCATGGGTAAGGTATCGGTCTGTCCCATGACTTTCTCACGGACAGAGGGGTCTTCAGGTAATCCATAACGACCCTTCGCCTCTTCCAATCCTTTTATAATTTCGTGGCAGACAATTGGAAATAACAATCCATATGCACGAATGACTGTGTCGGGTGCATCACTTTCTTCACCTCCCTCTTCCTGTGATTCACTATCACCAAGTTCAACCTTACCCGCGACACCTTGTCCCGTAGCACTCATCATATCGATAAGGTCTTCCATAGTAAAATACATGAAGTCATTCAATGACATAACCTCTAAATACGCGGGATAAAGGCGTGGGTCAATTTCATCGAGTTTAGCACGAACTTCAGGTTTTTGGAATAAGTAATGTCCTTTTTTCGCGGAGCCTTGAATAATAGCGTTGATGATATTTCTTTTGTGTTTTTCGAGTTCTATAATCTCTTTCGGAGTCAATTCATCAATATCAAAACCCGCATCAATCATCAATTTTTTTGCCTCTTCCTCATTTTCTTCGTCAAGGTCTTCGGCTTCGAGTCTGAAATTACTTACATCGATAGGTTCACGATTTAAGTAGGCTTCTACAACAAACCAATCTGAGGGAACTTGAGCATCCTCCAAACATGATTCGATGGCCAAATTTTCCAAAGCATCCTTGTGTCGAGCCTCCATGTTGATAATTGAAGGGAGTTTTTGATACATTTGACCAATTAACATTCTGGCCAACATGGGTGAATTTATAGATTCTCTCCCTGAAACTTCCCGAACTTTATCAACAACTTGCTTAAAACGATTTGTAACAAGTTTCTGAACATCCTCACTACCTCTCTGAAGTGCGGGATTTTCGGCATATGGACTTTCAGGGTCTCTGAGTTTTCTCTCGAGACTTGGGTCCATTCTTTCGGGATAATCTCCGTAATCGATTTGTTCTTGGAGTTTTCTACTTTTTGCCATCACCCAAAATGTGTTTTATAATACTCAAAACATCTTTTTTAGCTTGCTCCATTTCTCTCTTACTTGCTTTGGGAGCTGGATTCGGACCCTCAAAAGGTTTTTTACCTGGATGCGAAGGGCGTGTTGACGGTTTTGTATCGGGTTTGGTCGTGGGTTTTGTAGGTGCGGTTTCAGTATCGGCCTCACTCATAGATTGTAACATACCTAAATCACCAATTGGACGGCTTATCTTAACCGACTTACCTTTTTTGGATTTGGGTTTATAAACAGAGCGACGAATCACACCTTGTTCTTGGACTGCTTGTAAAAATTCTGACTTTGTCATTTTTGGTTCTAAAAAATTCTCAACCAAAGATACGATTTTTTCCTCAACAAAAAAATCAAAAGGTGATTTTCCTTCACTAAGACTTTTTTTAACTTGTCTTACGCATCTTTCAAATTTAGCATTTTTCTTCGGACCCAATTGAGCGTGACAGATTGCCCAAGGGTTATTTTCTTCCTCCGATTGTTCTGTCATGTCTTCATATTTGTCGATTTTAGCATCACTTTCGTCATCCATTCCATCGGGTGACATAATCTGGTGTGGTGCTTGGGTTGTCATACCACCCATTGCAGAACCTGTTACATCTACGTTGTCTTCTTGAACTTCCCCTTCTATACGAACATTAATTCCCCTTGAAGTAAGGTCTTTAATTTTTTGAGGTTCTCTTGTTGCCTTGTCCGCACTAATCATCACAGCACCTTGCTCAATAAGGTTAATCTTATTCAACAACACGTCCATTTGACCTTCATCAAGTTTAGCCACCGTTGATGGTGATAATCCCATCTCCACTAACGCGATAATTTTATCTTTAGTTTTCATAGACAACGTTTTTTTCAAATTCGAGAATCAAGTCTCTTGCGTACAATTTATCTTTTACTGATGTTTCTTCCTCCCCAAAACGAAAAACTAAACGATTACCCTCTTCGTAATCCTCAATCTCCCAACCTAAGGCAACAACTCCGTCCATGGCATCGGACATATTGAAGTAGTCGGAATTTTGTATAAGTTCCATTTTGATGTTTGAATTTCTCAAGACACCTACCTTATTGATAAATTCCAAATCAGGTGCCGTGGGATATCCATTTGATGGTGAAGAGTCCCAAGAGGGACCCCACACATCTAAAGTTTCAGAAAAAACAAATTCATAGAGATTATCTCCCTTATAATCAGGACCGAGTCCATTGATATAAGTTAGATGTTTCTTCATAGAACAATACCTTCGATAGAAATTCTAACTTGTTTATTTTTGTTTTCAAATACAAGATTTTTTTTGTTAGTTCTTCCAACAAATTCGAAATCTGAATTTTCTTCCAAAAATTTCTTTCCCGATAATTCTTGTTCAATGGTCTCTGACAAGTTTTCAATTTGAGATACAAATGATTTGAACTTCTTTTTGTTCTCCATTTGTCTTTCTTCATGAAGTTTTTTTGACAATTCAATTTCCGAATCAGAAACCTCAAAGTACTTACTCAAAACTTTATCAATTTTACTTTCTCCTATAGAGGCGTTGAAATCATAATCTTCAGACCCCATTCCTTCCATAGGTTCTTCCATTGAAACTTCTGTGTCAACATCCATACCTAAATCCATTTCAGGTTCTGTCATGTCAGAAGACATATCCATCTCAGCATCAGCCTCAACGTCTTCAAATTTCGCCATGATATCTTCCATATCTTCGGGCTCCAACTTAGTTAGGTCCAAAGCTGAAAGAACCATATTGATAACATATTTGATATCTTCAGATGACATTCCGTCTTGCTCTTCAAGAGCTCTCATTTTCTGAGTTAATTTACCCGTCAACTTTTGAATGACCTTGAAAGAAACTTTTTCTTCCATGTCTTGACCCATCTCGTCAGCCATATCCATTGGTTTTAGGGGAGCTTCTACATCCATCTCCATACCCATGTCAACATCTGTTGTTGCATCATCAACAGGTAATTCAGGCTCAGGTAGAGCTAACGGCTCTGCAGGAACCTCAGGTGCTGGTGCGGGAGCTGGTGCGGGGGGTGTAGGTGTTTTGAGAACAAATTTTTTCTGTTCACCAAATAATCTAACTTCATCCGACTCACCATTGAGTTCGTTAGTTTCTTTGATAATCAAGTTCAATTTTTTGAGAGCTTGAGAATAAGAAGAGTAGTACTTCCTATTTTTCATTGGCTCCATATAATCCAAAGCGGATTCGTTAATCCCTCTTTTGATAATATATCCTTGTTTTTCTTTTACGATGTGGTAGTTGTTACCGTCCGCCAAATTGATGGAATATTCGCTATTACCTTCTTGAATACCAGATAGTGGCATTCTATAAGTGGCGATTTCCATAATTCTTTTGAGTTTTTCGGTACCTTCTAACTTTTCACTACCGATAGGTTTTAATTTTGCCATGGTTTTATTTTTTGATTTTAATTGTTAAGGCCGTGCATACCTCCAAGTTCAACAGCACTTAAATCAACTACAGTTCCTTGTCTTCCTCCATCAGGGCCGACAGGAACCCAATCCTGAGGGTGTGGATACGCTTCGGTGTAAGTTACACCACTACAAGTTATACATGCTTCTGCCTCATATTGCTGGTTGACATCAAATACTCCAAACTGAGTTGGTGTTGGGGTCGGGGTTGATGTACTTGTTGAGGTTTGGGTTGGCGTTTGTGTTGGACTTGAAGTGTTAGTTGCGGTTTGTGTTGGTGTTTGGGTTGGAGTTGAAGTATTGGTTGGTGTTTGGGTTGGAGTTGAAGTATTGGTTGGTGTTTGGGTTGGAGTTGAAGTATTGGTTGGTGTTTGTGTCTGAGTTGGTGTCTGAGTTGGTGTTGAGGTATTAGTTGGTGTTTGTGTTTGTGTCTGAGTTGGTGTCTGAGTTGGTGTTGGAGTATTAGTTGGTGTTGAAGTTTGCGTTTCCGTGGGTGAGGGGGTAATACTAGGTGTGGGGGTATTAGATGCTGTAGCGCTCGGAGTCTGTGTCTGAGTTGGTGTTTGTGTCGGAGTTGAAGTATTAGTTGGTGTTTGGGTTTGAGTTTGAGTTTGAGTTTGGGTTGAGGTTTGTGTTTGGGTTTGTGTTGGTGTTTGTGTCGGAGTTGAAGTATTAGTTGGTGTTTGGGTTTGAGTTGGGGTGTTAGTTGGTGTTTGAGTTGGAGTTGGTGTTACCGATGCGGTTGGAGTTGGTGTTAAGTCTCCTAAACAGTCAACGCAATTTTCCCAAGGACCGTTGAATACTGTTACTAATTGGGCAAGAGGGGTTTCATCAAAAGAGTTCAAAGTCCAACAACCAATGTTTGTGGAACCGGCTATTAGTTCGTAAATTTTACCTGAAACAATAGTTGCTTCAGTTTCAAAGAATCTTGACGGTTGTCCCGTACAAGAAGTTCCAATAAAATAATTCAATGCCATGGACTTTTTTCTCTATAAATATTGCTCCTTTTATAATAACCTTAATAAATAAATATCAAAAAGGTATTAATCCACCAATTTTACCTCAACTGAAAGTTCTTTGTCGGTTTGTCGACTAATAGTATTGTATAGTTTTTCCAAAAGTCCAGACCTTCTGAGGTATTTGAACACCAAATTCTCATAGGAATATTCCCCCTCTTTTTCGAGTCCTGATTGACGATAGTGTTTAAGTTTATCTTTCAAATTCTCAACTCGCTTTTCGTTTTTCTTAAGACCTTCACTTTTGATGTTTTTTATCAAACTTTCGATTTTCTCTACCCAAGAGTCAATTTTCTTTGTTAAAACCTCTCTTTCGAGTTGTGGTTTTTCTTTGGATGGTGTGTTAATCCACTTGTCATTTTTCACCGAATACACACCCGTTGCAAAGTGGGCTTCTTCTGCGTCTTGTGGATACAACTCCACTTCGTATCCGTAAATTTTGATTATGTGTTTGTCGTTAAAAATTTGTTTTTTCAATCCAAACAAATCTTTGTAAAGTTGTGCTTGTTTTCCAAACTGTTTGAAATCGATAACTAAGTGTAAATCAAAATCTGAAAATTCAGACCAATTGTAATTTGATAGACTTCCGGTGAGGATTATGTCTTTGACTTCCAAATCATCAACTAAGGTGTCCTCGAAGTTTTTTGCGATTTTTAAGAGGGCTTCTCTTACTTTGGGCTTCATTACAGATTTTTTTGCGTCGTCAGGGTTTTCCCAAACCTTAGGGTTCAAGGTGTCTCTGACAACAAAACTCTGTAAAATTGTGGATACATCGCCCATTCTTGATAAATACCCTAGTTTTCGAGTTTAGTATATTTGAATTTCTTAGCAATATCCGTGGAGAAATATTTCCCTTGAGATTCTGACATTCTGAACTTGGTGTACACTGCATGAGGTACTTCATCGTAGCGATATTTCATACCACCTTTGAACTCAACAACCAAATCTTTTGATTCGGTATCGTAGGTTGTTTTGACAATTGTTGATGAATCAATTTCGTTGATAATTTTGGTTCCGTCGATTGTTTCTTTTTTTACTGCCATGGTAAAAAGTTTTTTTAATAATTTAGGTTATCAGTGTATTGTTGATTTATAAATACAAAAAACCCCCAACTTACGCTGAGGGTGAAAAATCATGGTCATTAATTATTAGGAAAGTTTCTTTATTTCATCTCTGAGTTCTATTGCTTTTTCAAAGTCTTGTTGGTCGACTGATTTCATTAGTTGAAAGTTAAGGTCTTCGAGTTTGACTTTGTTATCTTCCAAGTTTTTGATTTTGTCACGAAGTTCTACCGCTTTTTCAAATTCTTGTTGGTCAACCGCTTTTTGGAGTTCCTTTCTGAGTTTCTCTAAATTGGTGAGTTCTTTAGCGGGTTGGTTGGTTCCTTGGGTGGACCTGAAGATTGTTGTGAATTGAATCATTCCATCTTCAGAGGTAAAAGTTTCTTTCGACCAATCTCCCTTTTCATCTTTTCCCGATTCCTTTTGGGTTTTTCCTTTCAAGACAAATGGGTCTTGGTTTAACAGTGAGTTAAATAGGTTGTCGAATTCATCAAATAATCTTCTTCTAAACATTTTTTTTTAATTTTAATTTGTTTATTTGACCTGTTTTAGTCAATCCCCGTACCAAACGAGTATTACTGACAAAATGTCATAATTTGTTGTATTGAAAAATAAATACCTGACATATTGTCAAATAAAGAAAAAAATCTGACACGGGTTTGGAATTGTCCTTTTTTTGATTAACCTTTGTACAAATCAATTTTACTTATTATGAACGACACAGTAGACGACGACGATAAGACACTATCACGGAAGAAACCTTCTTCAGATTCGGGAACACCCGTATTGGATAACTTTTCCCGAGACTTAAATAAGTTGGCCGAACAAGGCAAACTTGACCCTGTCATCGGTAGAGAAAAAGAAATCGTCCGCATCGCACAGATTCTCTCTCGTAGAAAAAAGAATAATCCAATTATCTTGGGGGAACCAGGTTCAGGTAAAACCGCTTTGGTTGAAGGTTTGGCAATGTTAATTGTTGCGGGAGAATGTCCCAAAAACCTCCTCGATAAACGTATCGTTAACTTGGACCTTACCGCAGTGGTTGCAGGAACAAAGTATCGTGGTCAGTTCGAGGAGCGTCTCAAAGTAATCTTGGAAGAACTCTCAAGCAACCCGAATATCATTGTCTTCATTGATGAAATCCATACCCTAATTGGTTCAGGTAATTCATCTGGTAGTTTGGATGGTTCCAATATCTTCAAACCCGCACTTGCTCGTGGAGAAATTCAATGCATCGGAGCAACCACATTGGATGAATACCGAAAGTCCTTCGAGAAGGACGGGGCATTGGAGCGTAGATTCCAAAAGGTAATTGTTGACCCATCCACTGTTGAGGAGACCATCCAAATTCTAACCAACATCAAAGACCGTTACGAAGCCTTTCATAAAGTGGCTTACTCTCAAGAGGTTATCGAACTCTGTGTAAAGCTCGCAGACCGATACATCACCGACCGAGAATTCCCCGATAAAGCATTTGACATCTTAGATGAAGTGGGTGCTCGCAGTCAGACCGAACAAAAGGTTTCTGAAGTCATCGAAGACCTCAAACAAAAGGCCACAGAAATCAAACAACAGAAGATGGATGTGGTAAAGAAACAAAACTACGAGGAGGCTGCCGCCCTTCGTGATAAAGAACGCAAAATCTTGGCAAAACTCGAAGCCGAGAAAAAGAAGTTCGAAGAGGAGTCTGCAACCACTCGTATTCCTATTTCAGTGGAACAGGTATATGATGTGGTATCCAACATGACCAAAATACCTGTGAGCAAAATGTCAATCGACGACACTAACGCTCTTAT